GGCAATACTATTGCCACCGTGACTCCTGTGAAGAATGTCATGGCGGAAGCGACCGTTGACGAAACCTTTGATGTTGAGTTTGGTATCTGGGACCTGAACAAGTTCCTAGGCGTCATCTCTCTGTTCAAGGAGCCTGTGCTTACCTTCGGAGAGAAGTCTGTTGTGATCTCAGACGCAGCACGAAAGAACGCTCCTAGCGTCAACTACTACTACTGTGAACCGAGTCTTCTGACTGCGCCCAAGAAGAGCATTACAATGCCTGACATTCTTGTGTCGTTCAAGTTGACCGCAGACAATGTTTCTGAAATCATGCGCGCCAGTTCGGTGCTACAGGTTGGAGACATTGCTGTTCGTGGTACTAAGGACAAGATTGAAGTGGTTGTCTTCGACAAGGCAGACAAGGGTTCTAATACCTACTCTATTGTTGTCGGAGAGAACAAGGCGAAGACCAAGTTCGATATCCACATGAAGGTGGACAATCTGAAACTGATGGCTGGTGACTACGATGTTCACATCAGCAAGAGCATTGTCGCCAAGTTTGCTCATTGCAGCAAGGACTTGACCTACTTCGTCGCGCTTGAGGCAACTTCTAGCACCGCCACTAAGGAATAAAGATGACCTCTACGGTAACTGAATACCTTTGGGTGGAGAAGTACCGCCCAAAGGTGATCGCGGATTGTATTCTTCCGTCCGCGATGAAAAAGACTTTCACCGATATGGTGGAGTCTGGTGAAGTACAGAATCTGTTGCTTTCAGGCGGAGCGGGGTGTGGTAAGACCACCGTTGCTCGCGCTCTGTGCAACGAACTAGACGCAGACTACATCATTGTTAACTGCTCAGAAGACGGTAACATTGATACGCTGCGTACTCGCATTCGTAACTTTGCAAGTACTGTTTCCATGTCAGGAAACAAGAAAGTTGTGATCCTAGACGAGTTTGACTACTCCAACGCCCAAAGTACACAGCCTGCTTTGCGTGGGTTTATGGAGGAGTTCAGCGCAAACTGTCGGTTTGTTCTGACTTGCAATTTTAAGAACAGGATCATTGAACCGCTGCATTCGCGGTGTACTTGTATCAACTTCCAAATCCCCACCAAAGAGAAGCCTGTGCTTGCCAAGCAGATGCTTCAGCGGGTCAAGGGTATCTTGGATGCTGAGGGAGTCGCCTACGATGATAAGGTTCTTGCAGAACTGATTCTGAAGTACTTCCCTGACTTTCGCCGTATTCTAAACGAGTTGCAGCGATACTCAGTATCAGGCAAAATTGATGTAGGTATCCTCACTCAGTTGGGTGAGGTCAAGATCAAGGAACTCATTACTGCTCTTAAGGACAAGGACTTTACTGCTGTACGCAAGTGGGTTGTTGAGAACTCTGATGCAGATAGTGCGTCTTTGTTTCGTAAGATTTATGAGTCCATGTACGAGTGCTTTGCGCCGTCTAGTATCCCTAAACTGGTGTTGATTCTTGCCGAATATCAGTACAAGGCAGCATTTGTTGCCGACGCTGAGATTAACATGACTGCTTGCCTAACTGAGATTATGATGGAGTGTGAGTTCAAATGACTGTAAACAAAGACGAACTAAAGAAACTTCTAGAAGAGAAACCCTCAGAGTGTGTGTTTGTAGAAACAGGCACCTATATGGGTGAAACTATAGATTATGTTCTTGGTCTTGGAGTAACCAAGATCAGAACGATAGAAGGTTCTCCTTACCACCATTCTAGATGTCTACAGAAGTATCGGGGCAATACAAAAGTCAAACTCTATTACGGAAGCAGCCGAGTTTCGTTGTTTGATATGTGTAGCGATATAGATGGACACATTGTTTTTTGGCTAGATGCTCATTACAGCGGCGGTCAATGCCTTCAAGAAACTGGTCTAGATCGACCATACTGCCCTTTATACGAAGAACTTGAGCAAATTAAGAGGCTAAAGGCAAATACGCACACCATTATGATTGATGATATCCGTGATGTCCGTAATGGGCACATGGGGGTTTCTATGGATGAAATCTATAAGAGACTACATGACATCAATCCAAACTACACGATTTACTTTGTCGATGGTCATGCAGAAAACGACATAATGATTGCCAAAATCTGAGAAAGTTATCAGATTTGTGTTATGTAAATGATTTGTCGTATACATATCACAAAGGAGTCAAACATGACAAATACAAAGCACGGTAGGGTTCTACTTCCATCATCTCAAGACATTGATTGGGCCTCTGTTGAACGGAAGGTTCTTTCTGAGTATATCAACCTCTCAGAACTATGCGAAGAGTATGGATTTGGTGTCACCAAGCCAACCTTCAAGAGTTGGATGATGAACCATTTCTCAGGAAAGTATCGCATTGACTTTGGCCGACAAGGAAGAGGAAACTTCATTCGGTTTGTTCCAATCTCTGTACAGAACAGTTTAACCGAGCAGATGCGTAGTCTTAGAAAGCAGTACGGAGATGCAGCATTTAATCGTTCATTCGCAGAAGTTCTACTTGGAGATGCATGATGCTTAGACCAATTGGTAAATGGGTTGCAGTTCGTACTGATCTTGGCAAACAGAAGACTACTGAAAGCGGTATCATTTACACCGACGATAAGACCAAAGGACACTATGTACTTGCAGAAGTTGTTGCTGTGGGTGATGGTGTAACTGAAGATATCCAAGTAGGAGACACGGTGTACTGGGAGTTGGCAACAAACAACGGTAATCATTACGGTGACTTGGATTTGGTGCATCAGGACAACATTGCATTGGTAGAGCGAGATGCAACCTAAACTAACAGACTACCTAAATGCCATTAATGTAAACAAGGCTTCTCTGTGCGATGACGAGCAGGGAGAGAAGGGATATGTTCCCTTCTTGGTTAATCGCGGACTGTCTTACTTTCCCGATACCATTCTGCAAGCAAATGCCATGAATCGCCACGCAAGTCTGCGGAAGCGGATGCAGTTTGATTTTCTGCGTCACAGCATCCGTTCTCGAAAGCGTTTCAGCAAGTGGTTTAAGGCTGAGGAAGCAGATAATCTGGCAGCAGTTAAAGAGCGATACGGATGCTCTGACGCCAAAGCAAAAGAGATACTGAGAGTTCTGACCCCTGAGCAGATTTCCGAGGTGGTCGCTTTCACCAACAAGGGTGGAGCGTAAACTGGCTGGTTCCTACATATTGAAAAGATGAGGCATTCTCATTGGCATGGAGCGCATATGTATGGAACACACACCAAAGATAACTGTTGACCAACTTGTTGAGATAACATTAGCCAAACCCGATGATTTTCTCAAGGTGAAAGAAACCCTGACCCGCATAGGGATTTCATCCAAGACTGAAAAGAAACTGTATCAGTCTTGCCACATTCTACACAAGCGGGGCAAATACTACATCGTACACTTCAAAGAGTTGTTTGCTCTTGACGGTTTGCCTTCTACAATAACCGAGGCAGATATCGCAAGACGCAACACCATTGTCACTTTGTTGGACGAGTGGGGTCTACTAAAGATAGTCGATCCTTCAAAGACCACAAATGTCACAGCGGGACTTGCTCAGATCAAGATTATTCCACACAAAGAAAAAGCAGATTGGGAACTAGTACCTAAATATCACATCGGTAAGAAGTTCTGATACATCCGAGGTTTATTATGAAGATTGACTTGCGTGATACGGAAACGCTTTGGATAAATCTAGACTCGGCAAAGAAAAACGCAGAACAGATGGTCGAGCAGTTTGATCGTCTTGGGATCAAGAATCACAAGCGTATTTCTGCCAGAGTGATACCACCACCTGCGCTACCTCCAGTTAAACTCAGAGCATTTGGAAAGCATTTTGTAGGCTGTGGGCAGTCTCACATAGATGCTTTGTCAGCAGCAAAGGGAGTTCCATTCTTGGTTCTTGAAGACGATGCTGCTGTGACTGATAGTTTCCTTCCAGTTTTAGATGTCCCCGAAGGCACAGATGCAGTTTATCTGGGCGTTTCGCATGGAAACGCCAAGCAAGTGGTAGTGGACCAGGGAAACGGATGGATGCGTATTGGTGGTATGCTAACCACTCATGCCATTCTCTATCTGTCGGAAACATTCGCCGCCCACGCACGACAGGTGGCTAGAGAGTGCATCTATACTCGTAACCTGCCATTGGACAACGGCTTTGCTGCCTTGCAAAGGATATACAAGGTGCTTGCGTATCACAAGCCAATGTTCGTACAGTCTGATCTACGGGAAAGTGCAAACAAGTGGGAGCGTCTAACAAGCGCACCGTTACGAGCAACACACAAGATCGTTAACAATCAAGCAATACCTCTTACATGATGGAGAACCATGAGTACTTTTGGATTTTACAAACTGCACGCAAACGCTGTCAACCCTGCATACGGCACAGAACACTCTGCGTGTTTTGATCTTCATGCTCATCTAACCGATGAACACGGCAATCCACGAACTGTAATGCAATACAATTCTGTTGGTGAATCCCATGAGTGGAAAGCATTTGACGGAAAGATACACATTAGACCCAGTACAACTGCACTAATTCCAACTGGATTGATTGCACAAATGGAACCTGGCTGGTCACTTAGGGTGCATATGCGCTCTAGCGTTGCATTCAAGCGAGGGTTGATTTTACCGAATGGAGAAGGCATCGTGGATGCCGACTACTATCACGAACTGTTTATGATGGTTCGTAATGTCTCTCATAATGGCTTGGATATCACGCATGGTGAGAGAATCTGTCAAGGTGAGTGGGTTCCCGTGCTGCGGTTTCCAATCACCGAGATACATACAAGACCGCAGCAAACCACAGATCGTGTCGGTGGGTTTGGATCAACTGGAGCGTAATATTATGACTCGTGATGAACTATTGGCGTGGCACAAAGAAATTTGCGAATCAGGTAGACTCCTGATGGACGCAAAGAACCGCGACTACGCGGGCAACGACGGCCTTGAACCGTTCGCAAACTTTACAAGAGTGGAGTCAATGGGCATCTGTTCAACCGAACAGGGGTTCTTGGTTCGTCTTACAGACAAGATGAGTAGACTCAGTTCCTTTGTAGAGTCTGGCAAACTTCATGTTTCTAATGAGAGTTTCATGGACACCTGCGTTGATGTCATCAACTACATGGTGCTTTTGAGCGCGTACTTGAAAGAGAAAGAGAGACTAGAAAATGGCAAGCGATGATCGTATTTTCATTCAGATTGCAGCGTATCGTGATCCTGAACTGGTTCCAACCATTAAGGATTGCTTAGACAAAGCCAAACACCCTGAGCGCCTACGATTTGGTATCTGCTGGCAGCACGAACCAAACGATCCGTGGGATGCAGAACTGAACGAGTTCAAGAACGATCCACGGGTCAAGATCATTGATGTTCCGTGGAATCAAAGCAAGGGAGCGTGTTGGGCACGCAATTCAATTCAAGAGCAACTGTATGACGGAGAGGAGTATACTCTTCAACTAGACTCACATCATAGATTTGCTCAGGATTGGGACGAGACTTTGATTGGTTGGATTAAAGACTTGCAAGCAAAGGGTCATAAAAAGCCATTGCTTACTGCGTATGTAACGCCATACGATCCCGAAAAGCACAGAGGCCGTCAGCATGACTCTCTGTTGGAAACTGGTCACGCCCTATACTTGGAGTTTGATAGATTTACCCCCGAGGGTTGTATATTCTTCAAGCCACACTACATTGATGGTACTCACAAGTGGGCAGGAAACGGAAAGGGATACAACGATCTAACCGAACCTATTCCTGCACGATTCTTCTCTGCTCACTTTGCGTTTACTTTAGGAATTCATGCGCGAGAAGTTCCTCACGATCCACAGTACTACTTCCATGGCGAAGAGATTTCTTTGGCAATGAGATCGTTTACGCATGGTTATGATTTGTTTACACCACATCGTAACATCGTTTGGCACGAATACACCCGAGAGTATCGTACTCATAAGCATTGGGTAGATCATGTTGACCAAAACAAGGAAAAACTGGTAGATGGACTAAATTGGGTGGAGAGAAACAATATTTGCCATCACAGAAATCGAGTCCTGTTTGAGATGGAAACTGACCCAAATATCGTGTTTGGGAAGTATGGTGTAGGAAAAGAAAGAACCCTTCGTGAGTACGAAGAATACGCAGGAATAGATTTCAAATCACGAACAGAACTTCTACCAGACAATAAGGCTAAGTACGAATATCAACTTACTTGGCAATGGGATCAATTCCATCAAGCAGATGATCTAGACTTTGTTGTTCTTGCAATCCACAATGATACCGACACACTTTGGAGAGAAGATTGTACTAAGCAATCTCGTCCAAATCTTTGGAACAAGGATTACAAGCCAAAGGACATTCTTAGAGATGGTCCTACTAGAATCGTTGTGAAGTTTGATGCTGTCAGAAACGCTAAACCAAATAGATTGGTGATTTGGCCACACAGCATTAGTAGGGGATGGATGAACCGAGTAGACCTTCATATGGGGCAGATAGGATACTGAAATGAGTTCATTGACGGTAGTTAGTGGATTAATCAATATTGGTAGAGGTGAGATTGGAACATCTTTCACTCGCTCATTTGACCACTACAAAGAAACTTTTGCCAAACTGCTATCAGCAACAAAGGCTCCAATGTTGCTGTATATCAGCCCAGATTTGGAAGAATTTGTATGGCAGTATAGGGATAGAGAAACCACTCGTATACGCTATGTGACTTCCGATGATTTGCGAAAGATGCCATTCTATGAACAGATACAGATGCTTAGAAAGAAGCCAGAGTGGTATCAGCAAAAAGCATGGTTGTCAGAAAGTACTCAGGCGCGACTAGAGTTGTATAATCCTCTAGTGATGTCTAAGATGTTTTGGCTAAACGATGCAAGCATCTTGAACCATTTCAACACCAAGTATTTCTTATGGATAGATGGCGGTATTGCTAACACCGTAAATCCATCTTTACTAGGCGAGAAATTTGAAAAGTTAGTACAGAGATACATGGAAGATGCTGCTCTATTCTTGTGCTTTCCGTATGAAGCAGATGGAGAGATTCATGGCTTTAAAGCATCTGAGATGAATCGGTATGCACATGGATCGGTGGTAAACCGTGTTGCCAGAGGTGGTTTGTTTGGAGGAACTAGAGAGCAACTAAATGCGCTAAATGGCTTGTATTACAAGTATCTCAACGATTCTTTATCAGAAGGATTGATGGGAACTGAAGAATGCATATTTACCCTACTAACCTACAACCATTCTGACTTGTGTAGATTTGAAATGATAGGAGGTAATGGACTAATTGCACCGTGGATAGAGAAGGTGCTGAACGATCCAAAACCCAACATTGCATCAAAACTTGGACTGTATTCTGTGTGCTTCAACATACCAAAGCAGTACAAGTTGTGGATAGATTCCATTAGCGGAACACATAAGGCATTTCTGAAGAACTGTTCAAAGTATGTTGTAAACAACAGCACGGATTCAACAACCGATGCAGAGTTCTCGGAGTTGTTTAGATTCAATAACATACAAGAGACTCGTAAGCCAGAAAATCTTGGAATTTGCGGAGCAAGACAACTGTGTGCCGATATGTTCGATCAGTCTGAACATGAGTATATGGTATTCTTTGAGGATGATATGCTTCTGTGTGATGAGTCATATGAGGGGAAGAGATGTCCAAACGGATTCATCCGCTATGATGGTAAGTTGTTTCAGAAGTGTATGAAGATAATGGAGAAGGAAAAACTCGACTATCTGAAACTGTGCTTTACTGAGTTTTACGGAGATAATCATTTGAACTGGTCTTGGGTCAATCTACCCAAAGACAAAAAGGAATTGTACTTTCCAGGTCCACAGGTCATGGGAGGATGCAATAAGACCAAGATACATCACACAGGTTCTGTTGATGGTTTGCCATATGCAGTTGGAGAGTTTCACTACTGTAATTGGCCAGTAATGTTTACTAAGGATGGAAACCGAAAGGTTTTCATGGAAACTAGATGGGCGCATCCGTATGAACAAACATGGATGAGTCATGTACATCAGCAAATTGCAGACGGAAAGATACGAGCAGGATGTCTTCTTGCCAGCACAATAGAACATAACCGTGTCTACCATTATCCTGGCGATATTAGAAAAGAAAACCACTCGTAACCGACAGTATGGAGTAAGTTCATGTTTAGTATCTTGGGAAAAAGTCTTGCTGATCGTGGATATTACATCAATTTAGACTCCTCTCTTGACAGAAGAGAGAATGTGGAGAGACAAATTGAGAAGTATAGCATCGACGGTCTTGAACGATTTCCTGCACTAACGGCAGACCTTCTTGCCGCTTCATGCACAAAGAGTCACCTTGCAGCATTTAAGCAGGCTGATGAAGATGGTATAGAAACATTGTTTGTTGCAGAAGACGACTTTGATATACGCGATCCTGTCTTTTTTCCGTGTACTGAAAATTCAATCGCATTCAACGACTATCTCTACGCAGTCAAGGATCAACTTGATACTGTAAACTGGGATGTTTTCTTGTTGGGATATGTTCCAAAGTGCCAGTTGATACCTATTTCGCATACTGACAATCTGTGCAGAGTACCTTTAAGTACTGGAGGATGGGCGTACCTCATAAAGCGTAAAGCCTACAACTTCATACTGGAGCATTCGCACTACATGAGCGATAGAATTGCAATAGACGATTGGCTTCCGCTACTGGGTAATCATGGATTTGATGTTCTTGGAAGTTATCCATTCCTGATACATCACGCAGTTGGATATGTTTCTACCTTACAACCAAAAGGACAAGTAGACTACAATCAGATGATTGATGGGTATATGTACAAGTACTATGATTGGGAAGACAAGCCATCTCTCAGCGAGACATTGACTGTAGTTGTAACTGCTAGTGTGTGTAAAGACTATCTTGCAAGAATCGACTGTATGCTCTCTAGTCTTCCAAAGACTGTGAAGTACTGTAAGTTTCTTTTTGTGTACGATCCCAATGGTGTTGATGATTGGAAAGTAGAAAGAGAAGCGGGAACCTTTCTTCGTTACAACCATGAAGGACTTAACCGTGAAATACTTGTATTGCCAGATTGGAAGAACCGAGTTTCTTCCGTTAGAGTTGCCTTAGAAAAGGTCAGAACTCCATATTTTCTTTGGTTAGACCACAACTGGTCGATACTCAATGCAGAAGAACTGGAAACTACTTTACGGCAGGTTGTATTGAGCAAAGACATAGAAGCCTGTACTCTTCCAGTTTTTGATTCAGAGAAGTTTAAGACAATGCCTATATCAGATAACTACGAAGAGATAATCAAAAACTCTTGCATTGCTCTTTCGGAACCATCTAAGATGCCAAAAATAGATCGCAATTGGCAACCATATACCAGTTTGTAGAAATAGAAGCAAACTGGCTTGACTGTATCGAATCCTGCTGTAGAATGAGCGCATGATTCGCTCTCTTCTATCGGTTGTTGCCAGTTTCGCACTCATTGCTTGCACCGCAAGCGCAGCGCCTCCGTCTGATCGGTTGCTTGACGCCATCGCAACGGTGGAATCAGGCAACAATCCCGATGCAGTCGGTGACGGTGGCAAGGCAATCGGAGTGTTTCAAATTCATCGGGTGTACTGGCAAGATGCAGTACAGCACGATCCGAGCATCGGTGGTCGCTACGAGGACTGCCGTGATCCTGAGTACGCCCGCCGCATCGTGATTGCGTACATGGATCGGTACGCTCCTGTCGATGCTTCAGATGAAACTCTTGCCCGTATTCATAATGGCGGGCCTCGCGGGCACAAGAAGTCTGCAACGACTAAGTACTGGAAGAAGGTCAAGAATCAGTTGAAGTGACTTGCATAGTACGGGTTATGTGCTATGCTTATGAAGTATGAGCAAGTACTACACCAACATTTCTCTGCTTGGCAATCGCATCCTGTTGCGCGGTGTAGACTCCGCAACAGGATTGCGCTTTAACGAGACACAAGAGTACCAGCCAACTCTGTGGGTGCCTAGCAATAAACCAGGCACTCAGTATCGTACTGTGGACGGCAAGCGGGTTGAACCTGTTCTGCCAGGAACCATGCGCGATTGCAAGGAGTTCATGGATCAGTACGAGGGTGTGCAGGGTTTCGAGATTTTCGGAAACACGCAGTACCAGTACCAGTTTGCCTACGACTACACTCGCCAGCATTGGAAAGACGACATTCCGTGGTCGATGGATCACATTGATGCCGTTGTGATCGACATTGAAACCACCTGTGAGTCAGGCTTTCCTCTGCCAGAAGACCCAAACGAAGAAATCAATGTCATTACTCTGTGGCGTAAGGATCGCTACCATTGTTGGGCGCTTGGAGATGTGCCTGGTGATTTGGATGCAGACGCGCCCGTGGAACTTCATACTTTCAAGCGAGAGCAAGACCTGCTTGAGTCTTTCTTGGAGTACTGGGAGCAGAATCCACCCGATGTAATTACGGGTTGGAACACACGATTCTTTGATCTGCCGTATCTGCACAATCGCATTGTTCGCGTTCTTGGCGACCGCGAGGTGCTGCGTCTGTCTCCGTGGCGTAAGGTGAAAGAGAAGCGTGTGGTTATCAAGCAGCGCGAGACTATCTGCTACGAACTGGTGGGTATCTCATCACTTGACTACTTTGAGTTGTACAAGCAGTACACCTTTGTAAACCAAGAGAGTTACAAACTTGACCATATCGCGTTTGTAGAACTAGGCGAACGCAAGTTGTCGTATGAGGAGTTTGGCTCCATGTCAGACTTCTACAAGCAGAACTTCAAGCGATTCGTGGAGTACAACATCAAGGATGTTGCGCTTGTGCGGCGCCTGGACGACAAACTGAAACTGATTGAACTGCAACTGTCGATTGCGTATCTTGCCAAGTGCAACTACGAAGATGTGTTCTCTCAGGTGCGTACATGGGACTGCCTTATCCACTCGTACCTGATGGACAACAAGACTGTGATTCCGATGAAGAAGGACTCACGCAAAGACTTCCAGTACGCGGGTGCGTATGTAAAGACTCCTCTGCTTGGTAGACATGATTGGGTGGTATCGCTTGACTTGAACTCGCTGTATCCGCACCTTATCATGCAGTACAACATCTCGCCCGATACCATTGTGAACCACATCGGGATGAGCAAGGCAAACACCGTAGACGATCTGCTTGTCCGCAAGGTAGACACCTCGCATCTGCCTGGTCTTGGATACGCCATGGCGGCAAACGGACAATGCTTCCGCAAGGACAAGCAGGGATTCTTGCCTGCGCTGATGGATCGTATGTACGAGGATCGCAAGGCAGCAAAGGCGGGTATGATTGCTGCCAAGAAGCACAAGGAAACCCTGACCGATCCTGCCGCAAAGCGAGAAGCCGAGAACAAGATTGCGTATTACTCCACCAAACAGATGGCACTCAAGATCGCGCTGAACTCCGCTTACGGCGCACTTGGTAACGAGTACTTCCGTTTCTTTGATATCAGGCAAGCAGAAGCAATTACGCTTTCGGGGCAACTCAGCATTCGGTGGATTGAGAACGCGCTGAATCAGTACATGAATGACTTGCTAAAAACCACAGGCGTTGACTATGTGGTTGCCTCAGACACAGACTCCGTGTATTTGCGTATGGGTGCGCTTGTGAAGCGGGTGTTTCCAAACGGAGCAGACCACACCAAGATTGTGAACTTCCTGCACAAGTGCGTGGAAGACAAGATCGAACCGTATATTGTGTCTCAGTACGACTCTCTGGCACGGTACATGAATGCCTACTCAAACAAGATGGTGATGAAGCGCGAGGTGATCGCTGACTCAGGTATTTGGACTGCCAAGAAGCGTTACATTCTGAATGTGCATGACTCTGAGGGTGTGCGCTACGCCAAGCCTGCTCTCAAGATCATGGGTATCGAAACTACTCGCTCGTCTACTCCACAGGTCGTGCGCGATGCGCTTACCAAGGCAATCAACCTGATCCTTACAACCGATCAGGAAACTGTGATTCAGCACATCGAATCGTTCCGCGCTGAGTTCAATCAGATGCCTCCGCAAGCAATTGCGTTCCCTCGCGGAGTGAAGGGTATGGATAAGTACGCAGACGCTGCCACGCTGTACAAGAAGTCTACCCCACTTCAAGTTCGGGCGTCGTTGGTTTGGAATCATGCCATCAAGCAGCGCAAACTTACACGCAAGTACAAGTCAATCGCCAATCACGACAAGATCAAGTACATTCACTTGCGCGAACCAAATCCTATCGGTGAGAATGTGATTGCATTCCCCGACTATCTTCCCAAAGAACTTGACCTTGAGCGATTCATCGACTATGATACGCAGTTCGATAAGGCGTTCTTGGAACCGCTCAAGACCATCTTGGAAACGGTTGGATGGAGTCACGAACGCAAAGCAACATTGGAGAGTCTATTCGGATGAGCAACTACACAGTCATAAACGGCAACTGCCTAGATGAAATGAAGAAACTGCCAGCGAATAGCGTGGACGCTATTGTGTGCGATCCTCCGTATGGCCTGGAGTTCATGGGCAACGAATGGGATCGTGGTGTGCCTGGTAAAGACTTTTGGGTGGAAGCGTTGCGAGTTGCAAAGCCTGGAGCGTATCTGCTTGCTTTCAGCGGAACACGAACCTATCATCGTCTTGCCGCTGCAATTGAGGACGCAGGGTGGGAAGTGCGCGATATCGTGACATGGGTGAGTAGCAAGACATTTCCCAAGTCGCTTGATGTCAGCAAGGCAATAGACAAGGCAGCAGGCGCAGAGCGTGAAGTAGTTGGCTACTCCCGTGGTGTGACTGTTGAAGACAATCAAGGTTACGGTGGATTTGCGCGAGGAGGCGTTGGTATCACACAGAAGGGAGCAGATATCCCTGTTACCAAGGCGGCAACAGATGAAGCAAAGAAGTGGGAAGGTTGGGGCACCGCTCTAAAGCCTTCTTGTGAACCGATTTGCATGGCGCGAAAGCCACTAGAAGGTACAGTTGCAGAGAATGTACAGAAGTACGGTACGGGTGGTATAAACATCGACGGATGCCGAGTACCGATGGGTGACGAGTACGACCCCACCAAGATTCAGCGGCAGCAAAACAGCGCAGGTTCTGTAAAGGGCGCGTTTGGTGCCGCTGCTCTTATCGGTAAAGAGATTCAAACATACAAGCCAGGTGGTAGATGGCCAGCAAACTTGGTGCATGATGGTAGCGACGAAGTGGTTTCTGAATTTCCTGTAGATAAGCCTGGAAAGATGGTACGCAACAGAACTGCTGGCGCACGGATGTTCAACAATAACGGCGAGGACACAGGATACGAAACTGTGGAGGCATTAGACGATCCAGGCGGATCGCTTGCGCGATTCTTCTATTGTGCAAAGATTTCTAAGGCTGATCGCGGAGAGATGAACGATCATCCCACGGTGAAACCAACCGAACTCATGCGCTATCTTGTGCGCCTTGTTTGTGCCAAGGGAGGAACTGTACTTGATCCATTCATGGGCAGCGGTTCTACTGGTAAAGGTGCATTAATGGAAGGATGCAAGTTTATTGGTATCGAACTGCAAGAGCAGTACTGTGAAATCGCCAAGAAACGATTGGGAACTGTAGAGTCTAGTGTTCCTGTATCGTTGGAGGAACTAATGTGAAAGACATGGAATCAAACTTTGAATGGGCAAAAGCGTGGCAGGAGTACCCTACACGCTGCGTACATTTAACACAGAACGCATACGATTGTGTTCTACATACTCTAGAGTCCGCGCTTGAGACAAACCAAGCACTCATCAAAGAGTTGATGAACTCCAAGACTATGAGCGTGGATCGTTTCGATCAAGAAATAGAACGCGGTGTGCGTCTGAAACTAAGTATTCAAGAACTCAAACGGATAGGAGATAAGGCATGAGTGATTTTCTTCGTGGCATGGTGAAGATTTCGGGAAATGAACTAGCAAACACTCTAGACGATGGACTGAGTGGAGAGGTAAGCGGGTTCATTGATACTGGTTCGTATGCATTCAATGCGCTTCTGAGCGGCAGTCTCTACGGGGGCATCCCCGACAACAAGATCATTGCTCTTGCTGGCGAATCTGCTACAGGTAAGACCTTCTTTACTCTGAGCATCGTATCCAAGTTTTTGGCAGACAATCCTGATGGAGTTGCTTTGTACTTTGACTCAGAGCAGGCAGTCACCACAGAGATGTTCAAGTCTCGCGGCATTGATGTGAAGCGCGTTGCTGTGTTTCCTGTAGGAACGGTTGAGGAGTTTAGGCATCAGGCTATTCAGATTGTAGACAACTACCGCGCTCTTCCAAAGGACAAGCAGAAGCCAATGATGATGGTACTGGACTCTCTTGGAATGCTTTCCACCAAGAAAGAAGTGGAAGATACGGCATCAGGTAAAGATGTACGCGACATGACTCGCGCACAGGTTGTCAAGGCAACATTCAGAACCCTCACTCTCAAGATGGGTGCTGCTGGCATTCCGCTGATTATGACCAATCACACATACGATGTGGTTGGAGCGTATATCCCAACCAAAGAAATGGGCGGTGGAAGCGGACTCAAGTACGCAGCATCTACCATCGTGTATCTAAGCAAGAAAAAGGTGAAGGATGCCGACAATACTGTGATCGGCAATATCATCCATTGCAAACTGTACAAGTCTCGACTCACCAAAGAAAACTCTATGGTGGATGTACTTGTGACCTACGATAGTGGACTGAATCCGTACTACGGTCTGCTTGATTTGGCGTTAGAGTTTGGAATCTTCAAGAAGGTGTCTACGCGCATTGAGTTGCCAGATGGTAGCAAAGCCTTTGAGAAGAACATCAACGAGAATCCTGAGAAGTACTTCACGAAAGAGGTAATGGATGAACTGGAAAAGATGGTGGGGCAGCATTTCAAATACGGTTCTGCTTTGGAAAGAGATAGTGATGGACTGGCTGATGCAGAGGGATCAACTCCCCGACTACTTCGAGAACAACTGGACGGAGAAGGCGGACAACCCGCACCTAAAGGTACACCAATCTGAGATTACCCGTCAGGTAAACGGAAAGCAGTACACCATTCTGCTAGACAGGATGGCGCCTTTTACTCCTATCCGTTTGGAAAACGGAGAGTGGGCAGGAGTCATCTATCATTACGGACGCACAAGGCTTTTGGAAGAAGATGATTGCGTTCGTCTGAGTTTCGAGTACTATGTTGTAGAAAACCCAGGCGCGCTGAAGACCGCTGACGCGCAAAGATTCTTGCAATACATCGGTGACATACTCGCGGATATCATGGAGCATAACTTGAAAAGCGGTAAGAATGCTATTCCGATCATGTCTCAGAATGAGTTAGGATACCTTGCAGACTGAAAAAATCATACTAGGTGCGTTGGCTACAAATGAAGAGTTTGTTCGTGCTGTATTGCCATTCATAAAGGAAGAGTACTTCAGTACCAAACCTGAACAGGTGGTATACAAGTGCATCAAGAACTTTGTAGACACCTACAACTCTCAGCCAACCAAAGAAGCATTGGTCATTTGCTTGGACGACACTCGACTGAATGGTGACGAGCATAAACAATGCGTGTCTCTAATCAATGAGGTGTTCTCCATTGATGAATCCAATGACTTGAAGTGGTTGATTGATCTTGCAGAGAAGTTCTGCAAGGACAAAGCAGTATACAATGCAGTATTGTCTTCCATTCAGATTCTTGACGGCAAAGACAAGACTTACACCAAGAACGCAATACCGCAACTGCTGTCCGATGCTCTTGCCGTTTCATTTGATACGGCAGTCGGTCACGATTACATGACAGACTCGCAGAAGCGATACGAGTTCTATCATCGGGTAGAAGAGAAGATACCCTTTGACCTTGAGTTCTTTAACAAGATCACCAAAGGTGGAGTACCTAGAAAGACTCTGAACATCGTGATGGCAGGAACTGGTGTTGGTAAGTCCATGTTTATGTGCCATCATGCAGCGTCTTGTCTATGCGCGAATAAGAATGTGCTGTACATCACTTGCGAAATGGCAGAAGAGCGAATCGCCGAGCGCATTGACGCAAATCTGATGGACACTTCTCTTGATGAACTGAAGGATTTGCCTAAAGAAACTTACGAGAAGCGTCTAAGCAGAGCGATTAGTGCTGTAAAGGGTAACTTGATTATCAAGGAATATCCTACAGCAACTGCAACTGTAGCGCACTTTAGGCACCTGTTGCACGAACTGAAGATCAAGAAGAAGTTTGTGCCAGACATCATCTTTGTTGACTACTTGAACATCTGTGCTAGTTCTCGCGTAAAGATGAACTCCAATGTAAACACATATGTCTACATCAAGGCTATTGCCGAAGAACTACGAGGACTCGCGGTTGAATACGATGTACCGATCTTTTCAGCAACGCAGACAAACCGTGGTGGATTCAACAACAGCGATGTTGGACTAGAAAATACCTCAGAGTCGTTTGGTTTGCCAGCAACCGCAGATTTCATGTTTGCTGTGATTCGTACCGAGCAACTTGACTCGCTGAATCAGGTGCTTGTCAAACAACTAAAGAATCGTTACGGTGACGAGAATACCAACAAGAAGTTTGTGATGGGAGTGGATCGCTCCAAGATGAAGTTCTATGATGTGGAACAGTCCGCTCAAGATTCTTTAGTGGATACAGGACAGTCAGAAGACGATGATGACGATGACGGTTACGGTTCTGGCT